ATGGAAAAACAACAAAAATTGATACAGCAATTAAATTCTGTTACACCTGAACAACTTTTAAGCGAGTTATCAGGCGGTGCTACTGTTCCAAAAGGGGATTTGCATATAGTTACTGATATGCGTGATAATTATAGGTTGCCTAACCCTGTTATAAATGTTTTGATTTATTATGTGATGCTGAGATCAGACATGATATTGAATCCTGAGTATGTCAAAAAAATAGCTGGTCATTGGGTGAGGAAGAAAGTTACTACTGTTGAGAACGCTTTGAGTTTGGCAAAGAAAGAGGATGAACTATATAAGAAATGGATACATAGTAAAAAGAAAGAAGAGAATGAACCTCATACAATTAATACAATTGATGCTATTAAAGGTGCAATTAAGTCAGGTTTAACAGATGAACAGTTGGGTAAATATGTACGGAACTTACTTGCAAAATAATATACAAAAAACTTAATGGATAAGCTTTATTTTGATCGTGAGTTTATGAGTATATAAAAACACCCAGTTCTAATAACTAGGTGTTCCAGTTTTTAAAATATACATAGCATGAATTTTATTTTAAGATTCTCTTTATATAACCTTATTCAGATTCTTTTAAAGTGATGGGCTCATTTTCTTTTATAAGCTCCGCTTTTACAACAACAGAGTCTTCTTTTGGAGAATAGTATTCATAAATTTTATTTCGAACAGAATTACGTATGTTTTCATTCTCTTTCAGAAATTGCTTGGCATTATCTCTACCCTGCCCAAGACGTTCTTCTTGATACGAGTACCATGCACCACTTTTCTGAACAATATCTAACTCTACCCCAATATCAATAAGCTCTCCCTCTAGGGAAATCCCTTCTCCGTATAAGATGTCAAAGTCAATGTTTTTAAATGGTGGAGCAACTTTATTTTTTACTACTTTCACTTTTGTTTTATTCCCTAAAATGTCACTCTCTTTTCCTTTCAACTGTTCTCCTCGACGTACATCTAGTCGAATTGTTGAATAGAATTTTAACGCCCTACCACCAGGTGTTGTCTCGGGGCTCCCAAAAGAAACACCAACTTTTTCTCTGATTTGATTTAAAAATATTGCTACAACTCCATTTTTTGATATTGCACCTGATATTTTCCTCATTGCCTGCCCCATCAGTCTTGCTTGCATTCCAACATGCGAAGCTCCCATATCCCCTTCAATTTCTGCTTTTGGGACTAGAGCGGCTACAGAATCAATTACAACAATATCCACAGCCCCACTTCTAACTAGAGCTTCTGCAATCTCTAATGCTTGCTCTCCTGTATCTGGTTGTGACATGAGCAATTCATCAATATTTACACCTAACTTCTGTGCGTAAATAGGGTCAAGGGCATGCTCTGCATCAATAAATGCCGCTGTTCCACCTTCTTTTTGCGTTTCTGCAATTGCATGTAACGCTATAGTTGTCTTACCTGAAGATTCGGGACCAAAGATTTCAGTAATGCGTCCTTTTGGATATCCACCAACCCCTAAAGCATTATCTAATCCAACAGAACCACTTGAAATGACAGATATTTTTTGTTCAGGTCGCTCACCCAATTTCATAATAGCGCCTGTGCCAAATTCTTTTACAATTTTCTTCAGAGCTTCTTCTAATGCCTTCTCTTTTCCTTGAGTTGTATTTTCAATTATTGCCACATGAATTGCCCCTTTCCAGAACATTTGTTTGTAACAGGATTATAGAACAATCGTTCTATTCTGTCAATAAATTAAAATGAATGTTTACAAATATTGTATTGAATTGGTATGATTTATTTAATTTAAGGGGGACGATTATTATGAAGGTTGTTCAATCTATATTCAGGGGATTTCGCTTAATTAGCAGAATTATAAATCCGATATTAAAGGCATTATCTAAAAGTAAATTTTAATTACATAGAAATGACTCATTTAGCATATATTATTTATGCATCTAGAGAATCACCACATTTTTGACGCCTTCTTACCGGAGAAGGTGTCTTTTTGTTTTCACAGCATGTTAGGCACTTTAGAAGCATATAATAAACTGCTCCTGGCATGATGCCATTTTATATACAGAAAAACACTCCCGTTCACAACAGCAGGAGTGTTTTTCTCATATTTCAGTCTGTTACTACATAAAATCACACGTGTTCCTCTTGTATAGTAAGCATCCCATGTAGCCAGAGTACTCCTCAAGAGCGCTCTGGTTTTTATTATTCATTTTAATAAAACTATTCTTTTGTACAGTAATATGTTTTATTTTTCAAACTTCACATATTCACCAGAAACCCATTGGTCGCCTCCAACATTATACCAACCGTCTCTATATCCCCACGTTTGATATTTTTCCCCTTGATACACATTTTTCACGATGCCATAGTTAGTTCCTGGACCTTTACGAACACGTAATACATCAGTTGTAATAGTCACTACACCAATGCCATCATTTAAAGGTTTAGAAGGTGCTGGTACTTTTTCTCCTGTATAACGAATGTATGATGAATCATTATAAATCCACTGATCGCCACCAAGGTTTAACCAACCGTTTGACTCACCCCATACTTGGTAAGATTCTCCTTTACCTAATTGACGAATAATCCCGTATCCAGTGCCTGGACCTTTACGAAGATTAATGCTATTTCCTCCGATATATGCAATACCTGTTTCACCACTGAAAGATGGAGTAGGCGTTAAGTTAATTAGACTACTACCTCCATTATATGCATTTTGTACTCTTTCGATGAAGCCATCCCAACGTCCTTCTGCCAACATACGATGAGGACAGTACTTCCCACTCCATGATTGGTGTGTACGAACTTTATGAATTGGAATATTGTACTGTTTCATGAGTTGTGCTACAACGATAGTTGCATTGTCTTCCGCTTTATAATATCTCTCTCCACCGCTTAAAGAATAACAGATTTCTACACTAATAGAATCTCGATTACCTGAACCGTTTCCATCACCACAAGCCCATGCATTACGCTCTAAAGGAAGACCTTGTACAGCTTCTTTATCATCTACCGCAACATGAAATGAAACTTGGTTATCATTACGAATCATATAGCTTACTTCATTTTCTGCTGTAGCATCATTATACGTATTATGAACTGTAATAAATTTTGGATTCATTGTATAAGGACACTTTGTACCATATTTACTTGGGTCAACTAATTTTTTTCTAATTTCCATTATTGAACATCTCTCTTTTTCTCTTCTTGTTTTTGTTTACCGCCTAAAATTTCAACTGCATTTGTTAAAGCTGAAGGCAAAGGTATTCCCATACGCCCTGCATTTTCTAAAAGTGAAAGCAACTCATTTCCAATAAAGAAAAAGATCGTCGCTTCACGAATAGCGCTATTGCTTCCTAGCGCTGAATCAAGTTGAGCTGCCGCTCCTACCAAAAGAAAAAGCACCACCTTTTTAGCGATGCCTTTGAAACCTACTTTACTTTTTAATTCTCCGTTATATCCTGCCGCAATCATGCCAGTTAAATAATCAATAACCGCCATCGTCACTAAGATTTTCAATGTTGTATCCCATCCTCCCAAGAAATACCCGCAAAAGCCACCAGAAGTGGCAATAAAGGTTTTTAATAATACATCAATACGATCCATCTTTTCCGCTCCTTTTTTTAGATAATAAAAATAGACCAGCTTATGGCTGCTCTATTTGCGTTGTATTTACAATTGTCACTGGTTCTTGTGGAGGGTATTCACCTGTAAGTTTAAAATAATCATTTGCACAAATGCTCCTTTTAGCAACTCCTAAGTTCAATTCATATAATTTGGCTCCACAACCACATAACTCACATTTCGTTAAAACCCTAAAACCAATCGTTCCGTCAGACATGTCCCTCCACACCTCAACTTTACTCGTATCATTGGAAACCCCTGCATTATCTAACATGTCAGCAGGTACTTGTATAAAGACTCCTGTTTCCGTTCGTTTTACGTCTACTATTCTTCCCATATAAGGAAGCATTTCACCTTCTTGAAAAGGCATCATATAGTTAATATCCATGTTTAATCCTTCCTTTCTATCCAAGTGCGTTAAATTTCCAACCGCTTGGAGTACTCGCATAAAAACCCGATCCCATATTACCGTCTGTAAAACGAATATGACCCCATTGTTGGAATCCACCGCCACCTAAATTAATTCCCTGCATTGCTCGTATATTCCTAAAGATTTTCACTTCTTTTTCAGTACTTATATCAAACGTTTGTCCGTCTGGTGCTGGAGCTATATTGTTATTCACACCACCTACAGCAAGTGCGTTAAACGGCTGAATACCATCTGCTCTTTCTGCTGCTGCACGATCCCAATTATACATAGATGCATATTTGCCACTGTATAGCGTTACACCACTTACACAAATCGCTGTCCCTTGTCTCATGTCAGCATTTCCAGAACAAACTTTAATAATCAATGCGTGTTGTTGCGGAATATAGTTTGTCGGCACTTTGAAAGTGAAAGAGTATCTTCTGATTTCTCCATAATAGGTAGATGGTTCAGGGAAATCCATTTTTTGTTCATTCCATATATCGTAACTTACATTGTCTCGGAATTTAACGCAACATACTTGTAAACGTGGTTTCCCTGTTTTACGTACCCCATTTATCATAGCTGTTCTAAAGTGAGCAGAAACTGTATATTCGTTACCAGGATGTATACCGTTATTCACAATTGCTTCTGGGTAGTTATACATATCTACCCTTGCAGCATTCACCATTTGCTCGTAATCAAATATATGTGTATTCTTTTCTATTACTACATTGCCCCACGACTTCCAAGTAAGACCATATCCACCTTCAAACCCATAATAATCTGAATGGCCAATGTTTTTCTTTGTAACACTAGAAAAGTCAGGATCCGCTATTAGATTTCGTCTCGATACCGCAGTTGTTTTTGTTCCCCATTCGTCTTGGAATAGGAAGTCTAGCATTTTAACAGTTACACCATCTTTATCAATGGTTATCTTATCACCGTTAATTCTAATCAGATTCGTATCAATACCTTTTGCTGTTAGCCATTTCACCATTGTATCGGCATTAATGGCTACCTTTGAAACATCAATTTCTAATTTTTCCGATGAAAAGTTAATAGCTGCAATGATATTCCCTTTTTTAACTTCTGCAAGGATTCCTTCATCAAGAACCTTAAGTTTAGAACCCGTTTCTTTTACATAAGCGGCGTAAGTCTCATTAATAAACTTTTCTTGTTTCTTCGATGTTATTTCGACGCCATCCGCTGTAGCTTTTATTTCCCTCTCAATGTCCGTTACTTTTTTATTGTAATCTTCAGTAGCTACTCTATTAGCTATATCTTCCAGCATTTTGTCAACATCCGTTTGATCTTTCGGATGTAACCAAAATTCAGTAGCTACTTTACCACGCTGTAACATAGGTAACGCAATCCATAAGGTCCCATTTCTTCTCACCCATGGTTTATAACGCGCTTTAACAGCTCCAACTGGAACTGTTCCGGCAATAACAGCTCTAATCCAATTAGAATTTGCAGTTACATCGATACCAATTGATGATTGTGAAACTCGGATACCTTGGGCATTTAGATACTCAATTTCTAACACGAAACCTTGTCCTATGTTATTGGACATAAAGTAACCTGAAGCTACAATGTCTTCACCAGCAGTTACGTCTATCGTTTGATGAAGGCTATACCATTTATCTTCAGTCAATCCAGTCGCATGTAATTTAGCCGTTGTATAGCCTCTGTATGTTACAGAAGAGTCAATAACAGCACTATTACCATTTTGTGTCCAGTATTTGAAGCCCTGAGCGAATGCAGCGTTCCGTAGATCATTTATAGAACCCAATCCACCAACATAATCCTCAACATCTTTCTTTTTCATTGTTAACTTTAACGCTTCAGAATGTTGCCCTATTGTTGTTGTAGCCTCACTAATCGTCTTTCCTTGCGCAGTTTGTGTTTCCTGTAATTTCTTAACACTTGCAGTTGTTCCTTCTGCATTCTTTTCCACAGTGTTAACACGTTCATCAAAAGAGGTTTGTGTTTTTTCTACCGTTTTAATACTTTCTTTAATACCATCCACACTTTTTTCAATCTCTGTTGTTTTCTTAGTGAATTCATTATTCGTTACTTGATTTTCTGGAGCTGGTGTCCAATCCTGTGGCTTATTCCCTTTATATAAAGCAACCCATTCTACAATTGCCTTTGTAGCATTATTTGGATAATTATATAAGTTTAATCTCCGTTCATTCCCACTTGTAGTTGCAACAGCTTTAAAAGTTACATAAGTTATTCCGTTAGCATAGGCACTTGTTGCATATCCAACATGATTTGTACCACCATTCTGCCAAATTCCAAATTGTTGGCCCTGCGGGACACTTCCTTTAATTACAAAAGTATATTCCTCACCTGCAACAAAATTTTCAGTTAGGGAATATGGATTGATTAGATAATCTATTTTTTCGTATTTAGTATTTGAATCTAATAACAGGTTACGTCCTCCAGATTTATCATTATTAACCTTTGTTTCTACTTTTGTTAACTTTTCACTAATCTTCCCTGCTGCTTCTTTTATTTCAGTTGTTACCTTGGTTAAAACATTACCATCTGCAAGATCTTCAGGAGCAGGTCGCCAAGAGTACTCTTTACTACTTATGGTTAACTGTGGTGAACTTTGCTGATACCAACAACCACTAGGAGGATTTACATCGGGCTCTATACGAAAATGACTCTCGTTATCCGTTCCTGTTGATGCCATCATGCCCGCTGTCACTACGAATGAAACACTTACACGTTGCCATTGATTAGTAGATTTATTTGGACGGATTCCAGTAGCTCCTGCTGCAAAATAGAAAGTATGTTGTAAGTCTTGGCCATTCGGTAAACCTTTTACACGAGTAAAAATTGAATAGGTTACTTTATCTCCTACTTTTACAACTTTTCGATCTACTAAATCTTTGAAGTTATAAGCTAAAGCAGTCCATGATGATTGAGTTTCTACGACCGTATTCCCTTGAAAAACATCCTTCGAAATTTTGACTTTATCTGCTGACTTAAGCCACCAACGATTGTCTGCTTGTGCAATGGTCAAAGCTCCATCAAAAGATTTAGAACCGACTACCAAGTTTCTTACATCGTCATTAAAGTTTGCTACACTTTCTTTAACTGCTGAAATAACTTTCTTATTTCCGTCCACATCACTTTCTAATGTATTGATTTTACTTGTAGTATCAGTACTATTTTTCGTTAATGTTTCAATAGACAATTTAAATTTCTCAGAATCCTGTTCAACCTTGGTTACTTTTTTATCAATTTCACCTTGATCTCTTTGTACATCAGAAATAGTTCTTGTAACTTTTGAAAGCCCCTCTGTTACTGTATTAAATTGTCCAGTGGCTTCTTCTTGCGCTTCTTCCACTTTCTTATTTAACTCTTCTTTTGTGAGTTTAATATCCTTACTTACCTGCTCCAGTGTATCTTTTTTAATTGATTCCACATCAGGAATAAGAAGCTCCCACCCTTTACCATTCCACACTTTTAAAATACCAGGTTTACCGTTACTAATATCTCGCCATAAGGTCTTGCCTACTATAAGGTTATCAGTTGGTGCATTTTTAGCTTCAATAATATTTACCGTATTATTTTTTAGATTTTCTTGAACTTTTTCTGCCAACTCTTTAGCTGCTTGAGATTCTTTTCGTATGGTTTCAATTGTTTTTTCATTCTTTTTTACCAGTTTGTCTAGCTGATCTAGCATTTCTTGTTTACTACCTAACGAACTAAGAATTTGATTATAAATCTTTCGTAATTCTTCGTTAGGGTCTACAATTTCTCGATAATCTCCAAATACATATTTATCTTGTGTAGGATCAGTAAAAGATTCGTCTCCAGCTATTGCTCTTGCTTCTAAATAAAGTTTTGGTGTAAATCCTGTATCTTTAATTCGGATTGTGTCACCCTCATTAATCAATTCATGTGCTAACCCAAATACACGTCCTATGGATGCCGCTTTTACCTCATAAGAAACAGACGCATTTACACATTTCTTCATTTCTATTTCCATTAAAGTTTTCAAACGTTCAGGAGACATGTTTTCATTGTCAGTTTCTGGACTATAAAAACCAAATTTATGTTTACCTTTTTCATTCCATCGTTGAAAAGCATCAATATTAGTAATATAAGGAAGACCATTATTAATTTTTTCTATCGTAATAATGTTATCGCCTTCACCTTTCACAAAACCAATTAAAGCTGTACAGATATTTTGCGAGTTCTCAATTCGCTTAATTCCAATTAAATCTTTCTCTAATTCAATTGTTTTCCCTGTATCCTGCCCGCGTTTTTTCATCATATCAACATACCGTTCGATATGATTCCCTACGACTTCAGTTCGATATTGAATTTCTAGTTCAAATAGAGAAGCAATCTTTTTCAAAAAACTTAATGGATCTATAAATTCATCAACGGTCATAGAACGGAAACTTTCATAAGAAATATTTCCTTTTTTCCATTTCGTTCCCTTAAGAGCTATATCTACATACTCCCCTACTGTTTTTGCTTCAAATTTTTGCGGATCAATATAATTTGCTTTACCAAGTAAAATCCATTCACCAGACGCGTAAGTTGTAAGGGATCTATTATTAGAATCTTTTTCTGTTTCAGTAATTGTGTATGGAACAATTCGTCCACCCCTTACCTCTTTTAAGACCAAATTTTGTTGCGTAAGCGCTGCGGCTTCTTTTGTACCATCAAAAACCGTAAAATCTAGCTTATCAACATTATTTTTAATCTCCCAATGCCTATTGTCATTCCAATAATCCTTTGATTGAATCGCTCCGATAATTTGATCTGTTTGTGAATCAACAACATGTAATATTCCACTTGGTGTTCTCATCTAAATCGCTCCCTATATTTAACCTTTGCTGTTCCTATATCGGAAGGTATGATTTCAAGTTTATTCGTCCCTTTATTGATAACAGGAAAATTACTAAAAATATCTTTTATATTAATAGCGTTTTTCCCTTCAATACTGACATGACTGCTTTCTGTATCAATCACAACTTTGTCACCAACATCGACTATATAAGGTGGTGTATTTTGATTATTTAAATTCACTTTCCAAAATTTCAAATCCGAAACTGTCATCGCTTCTACTGGCGGAACATCTTGCCACTGCATGATACTAATTTGTATTTGAGCTGCTTTTTCCATATGTTTATTGTCTTTATCAGTCCATCTTGCAAAACGCTCTGCATCATCTTTTTCTGTTCCAGGAAGAAACTTTGAAATATACGCCTCCCAATCATTACCCGTTCTAGCGATCCACAACCTACCATAATACTGATTCCACGTATTGGGATAATCACCACTCTCATAAATTAAACCTGTTTTTCCAGGCTTATTATCATATCCAATTACCATCGTTCCAAAATTTTGTTCAGCTTGCCAATAGAGGTCATTCATAGCAATCTTTGAAAGAACTTTGCTATTTTCATCGAGTATCGCTATCTCAACTCGTCCCATTTCATTAATGTTTTTACTCTTACATGTAACATGGGCTTGCATAATAAAATCTTCTACTGGTCCACCAGGGATGCTCTTTTTAACAGCTGCCCCATGCCATCCATTACCCGAGCCATAGTCCGAACAATAGAATTGGTAATTATCTGTTTTCATTTCACCAACCGGATTACCATCTTCCATAGAACTAACCTTACTCCACCCTACAGTTGTGGACATATCATCCCATATAAGACGTTGATTTCTTTCTACAGGCAATTGCTCCATTTTTAATGGCATTCCAATACGAAAATAATCTGGTTCCTTTGCATATTTATCTTCAAACCATACATCTAAAAAAGTATGTGGCTTTGTAATATCAATTTCAATAATCGGATTGGAATGCACAGAGCCTTTGTTTTGGACATTGGCAATTAACCCCTGGCCGTCATTTTCAAAATCAACCGTTTTCTCATTTCCTAACTTATAAGGCATTGGGCAAACAAAGTTCAAAATACCTTTACCTAACGTAACAAAATCCTCTGGATCAAAATCTTCATCAATAACCGCTAAGTATGTCCTATCAGGTGTTACATCAAAGACTAATTCAACAGGTTTTTCTGTAATTAACCACTCTGCTATTTCTTCTTTTACTGTTTCTAAGTCTGATCCATCAGGAACGATAATTCCGACTGGAACAGGTAAAACTCGCATTTCAGTTTCTGTCGTTAATAATCTTGCACCTGGATAACCTGGAACACTTAAAAAGTTCCGTTTTAATGGCGCCCACGCTGGTTTTTTCCAACCTTTTTCGATTTGAATAAAATCCTTGCGTATATTGTTAAATGTAAAAGAGCTCACGTTGCCACCTCAATTCTTTTCAAATTAAAAGAGACTCAAACTTAAAAGTCTGAATCCCTCTGTGTTTCTCTTTCTTGATATTCGGTTGTATAGCGATATGTACCACGCGCTACATCTCGTCCCTCTAAAACAACAGGAACCTCAACAACTAAATCGCCACCAAGCGTTGGAATGACTCCACCACCAGATGATCCCGAAGAATAATGAATCACTTGATTCGCTACACTAGCTGCCATCGCTTGTCTACTATTTGACATATTTCCATACACACCACTCATAACACTCTTTAACCCTGATAATTGATTCATAGAATTAGCCATCATCCGACTCATGTCACCCATTAGTTGATTCATCGTTCCAGTGATACCGAGGGATCTTTCTTTTGAAGATAACGGTGTAACCGTGATAGAATTCCCTCTTTTGGTAAACAGTTCAGGGCCTTTTTCTCCAGTAATAAATGAGCCATCTCCTACAGGTTTTCCACCTTTCGCAAGCATTGGTACATGCGGAATAGTCGGCGCGCTAACTCCTGGTATATTGTTTAGTAATTCTGCTGGTGTATTAAAGCCATCTATAAATTTATTTATGATGCGAATAATTCCATTGATAGCTGTACGAATGCCACTTTTAATACCATCCCATACGCCTAACACTGCTGATTTCATGCCTTCAAATGCTCCACTAACCGCGTTGGTAACCCAACGAACAGGAGTCATAATGGCTTCTTTCAATCCATTCCAGATAGAAGATGCGGTTGACTTGATACCTTCCCAAATGTTTGAGAGAGTTGATTTAATACCATTCCAAATGCTACTGCTTGTGCTACTAATCATGCTCCAAACCGTTGAAATGGCTTCTTTGATGCTATTGAATACAGAACTCGCTGTGGAAACAATTGCATTCCATAAGCTAGATAGATAGCTTTTAATCGTATTCCATACTGCACTTGTTGTGGAACTAATCGTATTCCATGTATTCACAATCCAATCTTTTATTGAGGTGAATATTGGCGTTACAAAAGCTACTAACCCGTTCCAGCATGATTGTAAGAAATTCTTAACAGCATTCCATACAGACATTGTTGCTGAACTGATTGTATCCCACACAGCAATGATCCAGGACTTGATTTTTTCAAAAATCGGCATAACAAACGCTACAAGTCCATTCCAACAAGAAACTAAGAAATTCTTAATTGTTTCCCATACAAAACTTGTAGTAGAACTAATGGTATTCCAACATTCAGAAATGAAATTCTTGATACTTTCAAATATTGGCGTAGCAAAGTATAAAATAGCCGTCCAAATCGCTTGTAAGTATTGAGTAATAAAACCCCATACAGTTTGAATCACTGTGGAAATGCCATTCCAAATCATAGAGAAGAAATCAGCAATTCCTTGTAAAATAGGAGTTAGAAAGGCAACTAGTCCATTCCAAGTGTTAATGAAAAACTCACTAATCGCTGTCCACACTTCAGAAGTAGTTTGACTGATGCCATTCCAAACTTCCGATAATGTTTCAACTACTCCATCCCATATTCCAATCAAATACTCTACAATCGAATTCCATGTTTCCGTAGTAGTTTCAACAATCGAATTCCATGTTTCAGATAAAGACTCCATGATTCCATTCCATAGTTCTGTTAAAAATTCTTTAATGGCATTCCATGCTGAAGAAGTAGATTCACTAATGCTTTCCCATGTTTCTGTTGCCCATTGGGATATACCTTCCCAAATTCCTGTTAGAAATTCTGTAATTGAATTCCATACCTCCATGGTCCATTTTTTGATATCGTCCCAATTTTTATAAATTGCAATTCCTATAGCTGCTATAAGCCCTATAATAATAGGAACTACAGCAACAAACGTGGCTGCTAGTCCTGCCCCGATACCAAACAGACCCATGACCGCCATAACGATAGGAGCAAGTGCCATAACCGCACCAGAAATTACACCAATAGCAACACCAATAGCCGCTAACGTTGCTGCTAATTCTGGATTATTAGAAACCCATTCTGCAAATTTCGAAACAAGGTCTGCTATCACTAATAACACTGGTTCAAGCGCCTTCTGTAAATCATTCATTGCTTTTTGCATTTTAGCCGCTGGAGACGCATCTAATTTAGAGGTGGTGTTATTTAAATCTTCTACACCTTTTTTTAGATCAACTTGTTTTCCTTCTGCTTTTAAAATGGTATCAATGATCTTCTTTCCTTGGTCTTCCCAAAGAGTACCGAACATCTTCGTGCCAAGTGCATTTCTGTCTGTAGCATTTTCAACACCAGCTAAAGCCTTGGTTGCTTCAAGCATCGCCTTTTGTCCATTTTCACCGCCACCAGCAATCGCCTGACCCCATTTTTCAAACTGATCAGCTGAAATCTTTGTTTTATCTAAAACCTCTTGCATAGATTTATCTACACCCGCACCAAATTCCGCCATTTTGATACGTCCTTCTTTGACACCGTCTAGAAGATTATCAATATTCCACGTTTTCGTATCAATTCCAGCCGACATAATTCCTTGTACTTCTTTTGCTGTAAACCCTGCCTGCATCATTTGGTCACCATATTCAGCAATAATATCTAGTTGCTCAGGTGGAAAACCTGTTTTAAGGAGAGTATGAACTAACCCTAAAGCTTCCTCATTTGTAATTCCTAAAGTTGCCCCAATTTCGTTCGCTTCCTGTATCAATTCGGTAAAATCAATATCAGAATAAACCGCTACAATACCAGCGGCACCTTTAGCTATGGCTGCATTTGTTTCGTCAGAAGCATCTTTATTTAATGCCCACTGCCTACGGTTTCCTTCTAAAGCTTCATCTATGTCAACACCATACGCAGTAACAGCCCTTACTGATTCTTCAACTGACTTTTTAGATGACTCCGGTACTTCGAAAGATACATCAATTTTTGTTTTTAACTTTGACATATCCATCGCTTTTTCAACTGCGGTTGCAATACCGCCACCAGCTGCCATTCCACCAATGACGTTTTCGAGTCCTACTTTGAGTCCCTCAAATTTTTTCTCAGTTCTCCCAGCTTCTTGTTGTAAATCTCTCAGTTCATTCCGTACTTGCTGAATTGAATTCCCAGCGTCCACAGATCGTAGCGCACGTTGTAACTTTTCAATATCAGCTTCCGTTCCTAAAGCTTCACGACCAATAAGACCAATTGCTTGTTCTAACTGTCGACTTGTAGCCGATCCACTTTTAATTGCATTTACAAGACGATTACCTAATGCGCCTGCAAAATCATCCACGCTTTTTCCTGTAGCACTAAACAATGTTTCTAATTGTCTTGTTGAACTTGCTACATTCTCTTGTTCAGACTTCATATTACCAAGCTTATTTTTCAGACCATCAAGTGATCCTTGTGTAAATTCAATTTCACGCCTAAACGCGCGATACTGTTCTTCAGAAATTTTTCCATTTTGAAATTGTGCTTGCACTTGTTGTTCGGCTGCCTTCAATTTATCTAGTTTTTCTGTTGTATTTTCAATTTGTTGCGTCAATAACTTTTGCTTTTGGGCTAAAGCTTCCACATTACCAGGATCAAATTTCAAAAGACGTTCTACATCTTTTAATTCTTTTGTTAAATCATTGCTGCGTTTATTCACATCTTTTAATGCATTTTGAAGGCCTGTGGTTTCGCCACCAATTTCAATGGTGATCCCTTTAATTCTTCCAGTCATATTCTCACTCCTTCCTTAGAATGAATCAAAGTCTTTTTGGTTTGCCTTTCTGACTTTTTCTTTGTCTGGATTCTCCATTTCAGCGAATTCCGCAATATAATCAAAACAATCTCCAATTGTCATAACTTCCAAATCCCAATGCGTTAATTTCGCTTTATAACAAAGAGCAAGGAACGTATCAGTGGTTAATTCTTCATCACTGAAAGTCCCTTGCTCTCCATTACTTTTGTTTATTTTTTTTTTGCGCCCATTGTACTTTGAATCATATCCATAATTTCCGGAATAATCTCTGAGATAGGGAATTCATCAAAACCGTCTAACCATGTAATTGGCTCGGCAATTTCTGGATTTGCTGTTTTCGCGTATAACCAAACTAAATCATAAATAACTTCAAAATCCAGTTTACTTGAATCGATATTTGCTAAATCAATAGTAGCTAGTGAACCCTCTTGAGGATTTGAAGGAGACAAAATCCCTAACTTAAACATATCAGCAAATAAATCACGTCTGAATTGTGCTTTATATCGTTTAACAGTAGCTGCTGTACTTTTTAATCGGACTTGTTTTCCATCTATTGTAATTGTCTTTTCCATTTACTATTACGCTCCTTTTGGTGCTGCTGGTTTTTTAACGTACACTTCTTTGTACCAATTTTTGTAAATTTCTTGTGTTGTTTTAGATGTTGTTTTTGTTTTAACCATAGGTCTTCCCCCTGGTGCTAAAATAATTGGACTAGAAACAAACTTCAGTTCATTTGTATTTGGCTCAGCTGAACTTGTTTTTGTTTTAGATGCAAGTGTTGGACGACTTGCTGAACAGTTATACATAACATGTCGAGTTGCATTGACATCACCATCAAACTCAAATAATAATGCGAATGGTTTTCCTTTTGCATCAGCCAATTCATTCAATACACCATCTGTTTCGTCTAATTCCTCACCAAGTGCATCAATAGCAAACTTTTCTGGGATAGTTGCAATACTTAATGTTCCATCGTAACCCTGATTATTACTTGCTGCGTAATAAAGCATGTCATCCGCATAGAATTCAATTAAATCACCGCGTGGCTCAAATGTTAGTTCCACTCCACCAGGTAATGGAATTGGCGTACCAAATGTAACTAAGAAATCCTTAATATCTAATGGCACGTAATGTACATTTTTTAAACCGAATGTTACCTTATTTTCATTCATTTACAACAACCTCGTTTCATATGTTTTTTGAAATAATTTCTCAGATTCAATAAAAATCCCATACGAGTCATAAGGTATTTCATGATCGTCTAGGACCTCTTCAAGCTTGGCTTCTGCAACCAAGTCCTTTTTTATGGTATAAAGTTCGATATTTAAATCATTTATCTTGTGATATACCTTGTTATCAGCCATTAAATTTGCTGAACCATCCACAAGAAAACAGATATAGGGCGGCTCCGGAACTGGATTACCAGGTGTTGCTGTGAAATGCGAATAAGCCACAGGATAACCTGTAGCTTCAAGAATTTTTATAAATTCTCCTAATGTTACTGTCATGATTCAATTGCCCTTTCAATACGTTTTGGCAATTCATCAATTACATACTCTTCAACTGGACGAATATGTACTTTCTCTGGTACTCGTCCACCAGCAGCTTTCGCATGACCATTTTCTAAAAGATGCGTCAATTGCCCTTTTGTATTATGGATAACAACAGCTTTATCAACTTTTTTCTTTCGCCAGCCTTTTCGATAACCACCTGTTTTTTTAGGACTATTTTGTCTTAACTTATCTACAGCGATATCAGCTACATCTTCTTGTGCATTTGTTAATTCTTCTTCCACAACATTTGCATATCTTTGTAATTCTCTAGCAAGCTCTCCCGCAAAATCGTTCATATTAAACATGCTCCTTTGCGATAATAGTCAATGTTTGATACATTTCATCATCATTCATTGGCGGTTCGATGATATCGAAGGTTCTAAGCCTTGTTTTATCCTTCAAAATAATTCGCATTAATTCTGTAATACCTGTTGTATAAGGAATTACAAACCGATAAATTCGTGTGCTTTGTGAAGCGGAAGCTTCAATATACTCAGACCCTTTTACCGTTTTTATCATCGCCCATGCTTTTTTTACTTCTTGCCAATTACCTGTTTCAACTTCTTGATTCAATTCATCTTTTATTACTTCAGGTTGTTCAATGATAATTCGATTCCTAAAATCACCTGTATTTAAAGGTTTTTTGTATTGAAAAGGACGCATATTAATCACCGTCCAGTTTTATTTCTTCTAAAGCTTTTTCGATACTTAAGCTATTAATCTGACTTAAAAAATTCTTGTCAAAATACTCAAGAGCATCATTATAAACATAACGAGAACGTTCAAAGACTAATTCTTTGAACTCTTCATCCTCGTCATTGTTAATATCATAATCCCCACAAACTCTTAATAAAGCTTTATTAGACGTAGATAGGATGCGCTTTAGGTTATCATCTTCATCATCACCTAAGTGCATCTTATCTTTGAATTCCTGCAATATTTCATTAGAAATTACTGTTTCCATTCACATCACCCTTGAGCTGGTGGAGTTGGTGCTTCTTCAAGTTTTAATGTGTAAACTTGTGATGTATATTTATCCTTTGGCTTACCTGTAGCGAATTGCTTAGCGATATAAAGCGTTGCATCTTCTAAAGCTAATGTTTCTTCATATTTTTTAATTGGTTCCGTTCCACCCATCGCTGCAATATACTCTCCTTTAACAAAAAACAAGACCTTTCCTTGAGGTACAAACACAGATTCTGTAGGAGTTGGATTGAAAGGTAAGCTTGTCACATACACTCCAGCCGCATTTTGAATTGTTGCATTTGCTTGGATATCAAAAGTATCAAATGGATTTGTTACCATAACGACTTTCCCAGCAATATTTTTTGGTCTGTCTGCATCAGTTTTACCATCAGGATTTAGCTTTTTAGCCAGTAATTTAACTACGCCTTTTAATTCGTTGATTGTTTTGCGACCTGGTTCAAACGTTAAAATCCCCGCTGTTTTTTTATCTGGATATACTCCTCCAACAACACTTCCACTTGGATCTTTTAATAATCCGATAGGCTCATCTTTACCTGTACCAATTACGAATCCGCGTTCTAAACCTACAGACATAGCTTCTGAAATCATTGTACGAACATAGCGTTCCACCCACACTGGGCCAAGTTTAAGCATGTCATTTGCCAATGGGATAAATGCCGTTAATTTAAGTTGAGAGATAGACTCTTTTCGGAATGTAGCATTTAGTTGTCCTTTAATATCACCGAATAATGGTCCCCATACAGCTGCACCTTCTGGATCTCCATAGATAAATTCTGTCACAGCACCTAAGTTTTCTAATCCGATATGTTCTAACAACGGATGACCTTGAACTAAATCATCAAAAATTCGTTCTTGTGTTGTCTTAGGTAATGTTTCAGTATCTTTAAATCCACCATCTTGAACGACTGCATTAAAGAATTTCATTTCCTCACTCGTTAATACGTTAGAACCACGAGATTGCATAATAGAACGGTCTACAATAGATTCATTGACTTGATTCAAGATATCCGAACGTACATCTATAGCAAGTGCTTCAATCATAGAATTTAATGCCGCTGTTTGTTCTTCTGGTGTTCCTTCCTGTGTTGCTTTCGCAAAATCTAGTTTTTTCTCTTCAAAATTATTAAATTTAATCACCATGTTTTATTTTCCTCCTAGATTTAAAAAGAGCGTACTCAGATTCTGTTTTGTATTAACAGGCTCTTGAATAGGCTCTTTTGGATTTTGATTATTTGGTTGTTTTGTATACTTAGCCACTAAATCTTCTTTGAAGTTTTCCACAACTTCCTCTTCTTCCTCTTCTTGCGTATCATCTATTTCGATTTCATCAGCAATTTCATCAGCTAAACCAAGAGCAACTGCTTCCTCTGCTGTTAGCCACGTTTCATCTTTTAAAAGTTGTTTTAATTCTTCATCTGTTCCAACAAAACGTTTCTTATAAGATGCCGCTAAAGCTGAATCGATTTTACGTAAATCTTTTGCTGTTTTTTCAAAAAGATCTGCGTTTCCATATTCAAAGGTACTTGCTTGGTGAATCATCATCATAGTATTACTAGGCATAATAATTCTGTCTCCTGCCATTGCAATTACAGATGCGGCACTAGCTGCCCAACCATCAATATGAACTATAATTTCTGCACTATGCTGCTTTAACTGATTACAAATTGCTACACCATCGAATGCGGAACCTCCACCCGAATTAATATGAACGTGAATTTTTTCTGCTTTAACATCTTGAATTTTTCTTCTTACTGCTTCAGCATTATTTTCACTAAACCATCCACCAATTGATCCATAAACAGTTAATTTGTATTCATTTTCACCTTTAGCTTCAAAACGAATGTCTCGTTTTAAATTCAAAAGCTTACTCATATTCACATGTTCCATCATTTCTCACCCCCTTCAGATTCATTTAATTTTGTATAGTTCTTCGTAATATGATGGACATTTAGGTTTGGATCATCTGACTCTTCATAATCTACTTCTGAACGAATTTCATTTCCTGTAAATGCACTTGAAGAAATGAGCTTATCAATACTTGTCGCAAGATCAAATATACTTTGATAGGAAACAGCTTTAACCTCAATTTTTTGTCCCAAAAGATATTCACTCATTTCAAAGAATTTAACGTTCGCTTCATCAGATAGTTTTTTTAATAATGGTCGTACTGTGAAAAGCATATAATTTTTCGTTTGCTTTTCTACATCAGCCATTTCTCCATATATCAAAGCTATAGGAATACCGATTGCCATAGCTACTTGATTTAAGAAACCATTTGTTACTTTATTGATTTCTTCCACACTTGGGCCATTTGCAACACCATTGTATATCTCGTTATAATTAATACCTTTTTGTTGTGGAACAATAGCAATATCTTTCGTACCAATTGCTTTATACATGTTGTCAATAAACTCTTGTAACTTAGCTATCTGTTCTTCTGTTTTAGCACCGATCATATCCATATCAACAGTTCCGCGAACTTGATTTTTACGTTTTTGAGAGTTTAGTAGCCTACCGAATAAGTCTCCGTAATCTGCAAATAGACCATCAATAAGCGGGGATAACTTATCATTTCGATATTTCAAATGAATAACTTCGCTTTGCTTAAAGCTTCTCTTAAACGTATAATCCTTTACTATTACATCCGTAAAAGTATCTTCAAACACAGCGTACTCATTATGTTGAAATCCATCTGCAATAAGTAAATCACCATCATCTGCTTGTATAACCAAACACTCATTATCATAAATAAGTTTACGAATAAATCTTTCCCAGAAAGTGCTGGCCGTCATGTTTTTGTTCGGTCTAACATTTAATCGATAATAAAGCTCATTCTTCTCAAATGCTTTACCGTTTCTTACTCTGAATTCAGATTGACTAATCGTCCTTCCTAGAAAAGATACGCATGTATCGATTGCTAATCGTTTCATATGAACCCTGTTTGCCGTATCAGCAATCAAATCCAGATCGACCATAAATTCTAGCTCTTTATTTCTTTTGAATACTGAACCTAACCATCCAATGGTTACCACCCCCTTTATTAGAATTTAATATTGCTTAATATGAAATCTGTTACTTCTTGTATTTCATCCGCTCGATAAAGAGCGTGAACAAAACTTTGGAATCCGTCAGTTTTTCTTCGCACCGGTTCTTTCTTTTCATATATTTTATTTCCGTCACCTTTGATAACAACCAATACATTTTGCGTGTACCAACGCATAAGAGGGTTATCGCCGAAAATAATCTGCTCATTTGCAAATGCCATTTCAATACGTGGAGCTAACAAACTATGAATTGCTTTAGGATTTCTTATCACTTCTATTTCGAATCCTTCCGCAACTAATAAAGGTCTAATTGCCTCCATCCGGAAGTTATCAGCTATAATTTTCTTAATACCATATTGTTCACGCATTTTTACAAACCAATCAACGATGTGTTGAGGATTGATAGTCGGCTCGTCCACAACAGTTAGTAAACCTTGCTCTTCCCATTCTTTTATTGGCGCAAACCTCTGTTTTTTAAACTCGCCTGCTTTTTTGGAATATCCATAATAAATATCAACAAATTCTTTTCGGACAAAGGAATGTGTTTTGAAAAGATACTCACCAGATTGTCTAAATAAAAGGCCACACGCTGCGAAATCTCGGATACTTGCAAAGTCTAATGAACCAATACATTCTTGTCCGTGTAAATCTGGAAACGGTCGATCTGTAGCAAGAATTTCTGACCACTTTGCCACAGAGCGTTCTAAATTAGTAACAGGTAAGTTCATACGCTTTGTCATGAACTCTTCTCTATTGCTCGGGTCGTCTTCTAAATCCTCATACTCTTCCTTAATTGTTTCAAGTAACCCTTCAGCATACTCACTTAAAGGGTTAGATAACATGGGATTCGCAAGCTCCCAATTATCAAGATCATCTACTTCAGTTTCGTCATTCAATTTACAAATAAAAGGGAAAACCGCATTTGGACGGGATTCACCATTTAAAACTTTCATTGCCTTTTCTTTTAATCTATCTAAAAAGCCATCGCGTACATATCCATCTGTACCAATGTAAAACTCACGTGGATTTTTCTTTTTTCCCAATCCACTAATATGAACACGAACATCTTTATTACTTTCGTATTGATGAATTTCATCAAACAGAACAGCCCCATCACGAAGTCCGTCTTTTGTGTCTCCGTTTGAAGTCCTAAACTTTAATACACTTCCAGTAGCCTTTGAGGTGGTCTGTGATTCGGTTGCTTTAAAAGCTTTTTTTAACACTTCATTCCTACGAACAGTTTTCTTTACTTCGTCTGGACTTGTTTTTGCTTGCTCTTCACTATTCGCAACAACAGAAATGTTATACTCTGGAATACCATGTAATTCACTTATTAAAAAGTGAATAATAACAGACATTAAACCGTTTTTACCGCCACCTCGCCCTAACATCCACAGGAATTTCCTGTAAAATACACGCCCATTTTTCTTATAAAATAAAAAGACGAATGTTATTAAGAATTTTTGAAATGGCTGCAATGGAAAATACCACTTTTCACCAAAGTTGATACAATCCTCAATCATTTCATCATCAAAATACAAATCGTCCCTATTTAAAACGTATTTTTCTAGATATTCAATTAACAGTTCTCTTTCTTTGTTGAACTTTACTTTTCCAGTTCGATAAAGTTCAATGTATTCTTCCACATACTTTTGTTTAATCATGTTAGATCCCTTTTACTATAACCTGCATTGGGAACGTCACTCTTAACTACAAACTTTATATCTTTCCCTAACGCAATTAAAGAACTGTTAACTTTATTCCTCTCACCTATAAGAGGGTGGGCTTTAACAAAAACTTGAGAACCGTTTTGTATTGTTACGGACTCTCCTTCTTTATTAATAGTCTTATTTATTTTTCTAAATGCTTTAACAAGATCAATGTATCTTTCTACCTTTTCAACTTCGACTAAATCTGTAATATCAATACTATTCATGAGCTGTTCTTTTAACTTTACAATGCTCACTGCCATCTACCCACCCCCCTTACGTGCGTAATTCCGAAAAAACCTGACAGTTAACCCCCTCCTCCGGTGCCCCTTAGACGATAAAAAGGTGAAAATAAATAAGGGGGGGTATTAGTTTAAGATTACTAATTGAAGTTTTACCTTCGACAGTATATCTTGGTAATTGTTTTTATATTTAATTGAACAAGCAATATTCTTTGTTATATTATATTTTTTCATAACCTCATACATCTTCATGTGTTCAACCCAGAAGTCATAATATATATTGATAACTGTACGACTATCTAACCTTGGTCTTAATCCATTATCAATAGCATGTTTAACATTCTCTTTAGTTGTTACCCATTCTAAATTCTCCACATGATTATTTAGTTTGTTCCCATCCTTATGGTTTATCTCTGGTTTGTTTTCTGGATTAGAAATAAAACAAAGCCCAACCAATCGGTGGACTTTGTAATGTCTTTTATTTAGTTTAATTCTCAAGTACTTTCCATCATGTAATTCTGGTTTTAATACCCTTTTAGTTCTTCGGTTTCTAATCCTACCATGATTAGATATCTCATAATTATGACCTTCAATTCGCTTCCATGCTTCTAAGATACTCACCACTTCTCATCATTCTCCCATTTGTTTACCTTCTTAATAAACACCCTACCATGCTCCTTGTTATGGCAATCCACACAGACTGTTTCAAGATTGTTTATATCTAATGCAAGCTCAGGATGATGTTCGAGTTCTTTTATATGATGGACAACGAGTTGAATCTTCTTACGCTTGGCACTCTCACTGTATTCATTGGTGTCCGTTTGCACTCGACCGTTGCGCTTACATTCCTGGCACTCATAGTTGTCACGCTTCTTTACTTGCTCACGTATACTCTTCCACTCACCACTGTCATAGAACTTACGCTTCTGCTGTTTGGTTTTGTATTCCTTCATTACACATTACACCACCATCTGCACACCACTTACAGCGTAATCCATCCTTTGATTTTGCTATTCGTTCACTATACTGTTCCGTATATCCACATACTTTACATCTAAACTGTACAATCTTTTGTAACCTTTTACTTCTTAATAGGTCGTCAATTAGTTTGTTCATTAAACTTATATCGGCTTCTTTCTTTGCTGCTGGTGTTAAATTATTATGAAATCCCTCTATCACTTCAATTAAGATTGGCAACTTCTCTACATCTACATACTCTTCAATATCATCTACCCCAACCGAATGTAAAAGCGTACTAATTGCAATTGCTTTCTCAAGCTTAGTTAATTGCATCTATCCTCACCCCTTACGCTTAAATCTTTTCTCCATCTGTCTCTTTCTAATAATTCTTTTATTGATGTTTGTTTCAGGTATTCCACGGAATAAAACATAGGTTTCCCGTCATACAGCTTATAATACTTAACATCTATTCCAGCTTTTTTATGCGCTTTTTCAAGAGGTTTAAGGTATTTGATATATGCTTTCTTATCAATGAACATAAGACCAAGCGCAGCAATCTTACCATTTAAAACGCTGTCCAATTACCCTCACCCCTTATCTTCTAATAAACTAGCAATCATTTTATTTAGTACACTTAATGTCGCTTCTCCACACTCTTTCTCTGTTGCACTGTTTACTATCGGTCCGAATTCTTCTTCTAATAGTTGTAAGTCGACATGTTTAGCAAGCACATCCTCACCTACAGCTATAAGGATTGAACTAACAATACCTATCTTCTCAAGTTTAGTTAATTGCATATACCCTCACTCCTTATTTATCAAATGCAACACGTTTGCGCTTATCTTTCCTTAACAACAAATATAATTTATATCTGAATGTTTGAATTACTATCATTAATACGTTTGACAATTTCTGAAGCCATCGTCTTACCATTTAAAACGATGGGACATTCTACTGTACTATCTTTCAGTGCGCTCTTTCCCTTAAACCTACTCATAACCTTTTCCAACTTCTCCAATGCAGCCGTACATTCATTAACAGCTTCCGTTACTTCTTTAATTCCTTTTAATGCTTCAGTTGTTTCAACATTTAATTCAATTGTTAATCCTTGAATATTCTTTTTTGCATCATTTGATTTTTGTGTATATTTGTTCATTACCCACACATCTACAAAAGCACCATTACATTTTGGACAAACTGTTACTTCTTGATATTCTTCTTTAGATGGATGATAAACTTTATCCATATGACCACATACTAAACATTTAGCTTTATGAAAATACTTTTTCTCTTCATTCACCTTACTCACTCCTTATCACTATCTATATACTCACGCTTTTCAGAATCCCAAACCTCACAATAGTCGAAACGTTCTTTTTCTTCTTTATACCATTTGATTGCTTCGTGCTTAGAATTAGTTGTTGTATGAATATCAGCAAATCCACCACAAGGATAATACTGATCGAATCCAAAACACCAATATCTATCATTTAAATTGATTTCGTCCATCCTTCATCCTCCTTCAATCAATTTCTTTTACTTCTTCTATCGCATATACGATAGCATCCAAAATATTTTCCCCATCTACCTTTTTATTTAGAGATTTTTGTAAATTATCAACCGTAGCTTTTAAGCCCTCTACAGTTTGAGATAATTCTTCTACCGTTTCCTTTAACTCCTGATTATCGGTAAATAATTGATTAATCTTCTTTTTCAATATGATGTTTTGTAATAACGCATCCTTCATTACTTACACGCACCACCTATATAATTTTTACATAATAAAAAGCACCCAAATCGGGTGCTCAATATACTGATATTCATTAAGAAAATATATAAAAAAACAGAGAAATTCACTTCCGTCTCTTGATACACATCGCAATGCGTGTTATAATAAATATAGAAAGTTGAAAGGAGGTAATAACGATTTCTAGTAGGGAAGTAATTAAGAGGTTAAAAAAAGAAGGATGGTTTATAGCGAACATTGAAGGCAGCCACCATCAGTTCAAACATCCTTCTAAGGTTGGCAAAGTAACCGTGAAACATCCGTGCAAGGATATTCCAAAAGGTACACTTCGCTCAATCTATAAGCAAGCGGGTTGGTTATAAACCGCCCCTTGCTTTCCCTAATTATACAAGAAATCGTTATAAAAACAAATTATGAAAAAAGACTATTATGTTTATCCCGCTATCCTTGAAAAGTCGTCAGATGGTTACGGTATTTACTTTCCAGACCTTCCTGGTTGCGTTTCTCATGCAGATACACAAGAAGATGCTTTAAAGGAAGGTAGAGAAGCATTAGGACTTCATTTATATGGTATGGAAAAGGATAATGAATCAATTCCCGAGCCAACACCAATTGATAAATTAGAATTAGATAAAGACGAAAATTCTTTTTTAATTGATGTTTGGATGCCACCACTTAGAAATAAAGACAAAACAACTTATAAAAGAAAAAATGTAACTCTTCCTTCTTGGTTAGAAGAATACGCAACTCATAAAGGCGTTAATTTTTCCGAGATCCTTGTAGAAGGTTTGGAAATGCATTTGGGCATTAAAGATAAAAAGAATACACCATAAAGGACGCCATGAGCGTCCTCTTTTTTTATATAAGATATTTGTTACTCATATTCATATTTTTATTCTTCTTTGAACCGACACTATAGATAGGCACGTATCAGCTCAAAGAAGAGCAAAAGCTCTCCTTATGGACCGTTTAATTATTTTTGTATTCCTGCATAATCACAATTAGATTCGAGAGTTCTCTTTGTAATTATGTACTCGCCCTATAAACGCCAGTTCATTCAAACAGACATCCATAAAGCTTTATTCGGTAACCAACCCATTAAAATTTTACAGTTACTATAAAAAATAGAAAAGAGCAACCATGCACCAGTCGCTCTTACGTAAAATTCTATGCTATTACTATAATTCATTTTTTCAATAGATACCATATGTAAAACTTACTGTAAGAAAAGTGTAAGTTCCTCAGCAAGCTTTATCCTTCTAGAAATTTCAGCATGCTTCTGATATACATAACTACTACTATAGCCTAATTCCCTAGCTATAGATTCTAATGTTTTTCGTTGCACATACTTACCAAATAGAATTTTATTTTCTAGCCCTTCAAACTTACTAATTAATTTTTTGAGGTCGTACTGATCGTTCATCTTATTCGCTAGTTCATATTCTATAGCCGCTATGTGTTCCTCTATTTTTGCACCATCTGAATCAGCAGTTAACTTATACTTTGATAAATCACCAACACTCCAACGCATTAATTCTCTTTTACTTCTATGCAATTTATTTTCTAAATAAATGATTTCATCTTCCAACTTTTTATAATCTTTAAACCATTCAAACAAGGGTTGGCTCACCTGCTTCCTCTTTCACCATGTAAACTCATTTCTTCATGTTACGTTTATTTAACTGTTTTCTTAAATGCCCGTAACTCACATTAAACTTTTTAGCAATTTCAATATATTTCATTCCATGTTCTTTAAGTTTCATGGTTTCTTCACAAATTTTATTCCATTCGTCTTCTGTTCTTTGTATGGATGTTTTAACAAAAACTTTACCACCCAAAACAACCCCTATTTCATTCAATCTCTTCCCTACTTCACACTTTGTCCAACAATACACAAAATCACGAGAACATTTATTGTCACACTGACGGCAATGATTATCTGTTAATCCTAGTATTTCCATCCTCGCTTCTTTTGGACTCATATAGTAACCATTCCTAACTTATCTACATGATATAAATAATCAACAGGTGCTCTATTAGTTTGTGGTACTATATACGCTCTTTTCTCAAATTCCCCTCTTGGAATAGACTTTCTTCCTCCGTCATAAAGCATAGCTTCATAGTATTCTGCTACTACAGAAACAGGAACAAAATAAATAACCTGATCCGTTCTGAACTCTATTAAAAAGAAACAAATTGCTCCCTGTTCTTGTGTATCCTTTAAATAGTCAATTTGATGTCTACTTATATTATCTAACGGGAAGCTTGTGGTTTTTTCAGTAGATTTCGCTTCAAAATAAACAGCTCTTCCTTTGTACACACCGTCATAATCTACTGTAGATTTACTTTCCCATGCACTTTTAGTTATATTGCCTTTCTTATCTGTCTTTATCACTTTTATTGGTGTAGGGCGCTTATTAAATACTCCTACATTCGCCGCTTTATACATACGGCATGTATTGTTTAATAAAAGCTCAAATGACATTCCTCTATTTGCGTAACCCATGATACACCGTCTCTTTCCACTAAAATAACTATTTTGTTAAGTTTTTATTTTTGGCTTCAATCGCCAGTAACGCTGCTTTACAGATAGCCATCGATGCAGTTTCGCAAACTGCGCTTACCTCAATATCATCTAATTGGAAATAACATTTTGTTTTTAAAGAAAATGATTCTGGAGTGGTTAATTCAAACCAAAAATCATAATCCTTTCTCATTTTCTCTACAACTTGCCATGCGTGCTCTATTTTTTGACTGTATGAAGGAATACCCGTTCTATATCTACCTTCTTTTACAATGTTGTCATCTTTAACTTCATAACCTAATACTTGACTAGCGATCAATTTATTAATATCTATTGGTTTCAATGTAAACCTCTCCTTTTCTACCAAATAATGATTTTGTTGAGTTTTATTACCAACCAAAATTAGTAGGAACATACACTTGTTGTTGTGTTCTAATGATTTGTCTTAAATCATTTTGAGGTGGCATATGATCCGTTTCTGTTACACGAATTAAATATCTCCATTCATGTTTCGTTGCTTCGATACCACGGTGGATATCAAACCAATCAAACTCAATTGGTGTACATGTAGGAGCTGTAAATACTTCTAATTCTCCTGTTGATACTTTTTCCCTCACTTGCTGATTCACCATGCTGTATAGCTTTGTATTTGGTTCTTCCGGTACATCTAGCTCTACAGGTTGTCCAATAAATTCTGTTAAACACCCTTCACCTGTAACGAGTAAATGGAATCTGCTGTCAGTTAAGTAGTCTTGCGAAAAAATATTAGGAGCTGCTTTTGCTTCTGGTCGTAATTCTTTTCCTCTTGGGACACCATCACTATGCCAATTAGGAATCGCTGGACACATGCCAGGCATTAACATATGAACTTTGGTATCTACTACAATGTATTTACGGTCGTGTCGTAAATTCATAGATCCAATGGCCGCCTTTGTAAGTTCTCCCCCATATTTCAGTGCATCATCTAATGAAGCGTTCCATAATGCTGGTGTATTCTTTAACACTTCAATACTCGGCTGCTCAATTGCTTTATCGTGACCTATATAAACTGGATTTCTATTGAATTGAAATTTAACTGTTTTCATTTTTCTCTCCCCATTTCTTAATAAAATTCAAATTTGATAACAACCCAGGACTCCCTCATTTAAGAAAGTCCTGGAAATATAATTATTTAACTTGAACCAATGGATTAGCTTCTCCACTTACTTGTGGTAACTTACCATCCCATTTTTCAATTTTTTTAATTTCTACAATTTCTGGAGTTAAAGACTTCTTAATAATCTCATTCGCTTCAGCTTTTCCTCTTGCTTCCTCAATAGCTTTCTCTGCATTGATTGTAGCTTGCTTTTTCTCAATCTCTGCTTTTTCAAGGTTCTGTTGAGCGTCTACTACTCCTTGAATCGCTTTCGCTGTATTTGCGTCTGGTTTAGGTGCTTCTAACGTAACGGAATCTACTAAGAATCCAGTAGTATCTACCATTTTTCTAAATTCCTTTTCTATCGCTCCATTAATTTCCCCTTGATGCTGGAATACCTCAAGAACTGAATAGTTAGAGAAAACGTTTAATGTAGCTTTCTTAAGTCGAGTCTGTAACCACCCGTTCTCAATTACATCTGGAGCTTGTCCTTTGAACTTGTTATAAATCTTAGGAAGTTTCTCTGCATCATTCATGTAATCATAAGATAGACTCACTGTTAATGGCTTACCATCTTTGGTTTGCACGCTAAATTTATCTACTTTAACCGTTTCTGTTGAAATAGGATAAGCTGTTACACGTTTAAATGGCGAAACTAAGTGCCATCCTTGTCCTAAAGTTTCCTTTTCAATTCCTGTACTTCTGTTATAAACAACACCTGCATGTCCCTGATCAATCACCTTCACGCTCATTGCTGTTAAAATTCCACCTGTTAAAAGACTGAAACCTACTACTGCTGCACCTACGATTTTCTTTGTATTCATTTTATTTTTCCTCCTTGAACATGTTTTTAATTTTTAATACTACGTTTCCAATACACTCAAAAACTCCTAATTTACCTGCTACAATCCATAAAAATGACAACACTATGATAAACACTATAATTCCTACAAATAACGAGAACATTGCATCACTCCTTTCTCTTTAGCTTCACAGCAATCCAGCGTGGTATTTTTGTATATTTTAAGAGTGCAAACATGGTAGTTTCCGTATCCCCATTCACAAATGACCAACAAACTCTTCGCATCATTCTGTCCCAATTAAACGTTGGATCAAGCTTTTCTTTGTATGGCCATAACGTTTTGTTCTCTTCAATAGTTATATTCCCCATACCTTTCCTAGCTTTTTTAAACCGTTTGTAATCTTTATTGTTACCTTTGCATGCATATAAACCATATTGAGTGCCTCTTGCATATCGCATTTTAAATTAATCCCCTTATCCTTTATTTGAGATCGAGCAAACTATTTATTCACTTGCTCTATTCCGTTTTTAAATATAGAACATTCAAAAAATGAAATTTATATTTTTATCCAGCCATATCCTCATCAAAGAAAAGGATTTCTAAATTAGCTGTTGCAACTTCATACATCTGATTTGAATTCATGAGTTCTACAGTTGCTCTATCTTCTATTACATGTAACACACGATATGCATACACATCATCAGTTACAATATCACCAGAACGATACTCATTCGGCTTACGTCCCTTTCGGGCAAATACACGTCTCACACTTTCTTTATTGATTTCTTCAACTGTGGCATATCTACATTCATTCGCATGATTGTAGCCCCAATCACCATGTATCGCTCCTTCACATCCCCAAGATCCCCATAACTCTACTTTGTTGTTAAAAGTATCCTTAATTACTCGTTTCACTTGTGTGATGAATTTGTTATCTTTCAACTCACATACAATCCATTGACCAGCAGTTACTTTCTTTTCATCAATTTGTAAATTCATTTCCTATCTCTCCTTAATTAAAGATTTATGAATTCAAACTAATTTGCTATATAAGTTAGCTTTCTACGCTTCATTATTTCTTCTCTTGATGGTATAACCAACTTTGACCAAGGTGAAGCTTCTTTTGCCTTCTTTCCACATTCTGATCGTGTTAACACTGGAGTTGTTATGGCTTCTTCTACAGTCCACTTCAAACGTTTAACTCTGTCACGTGCCGTACTATAACTAATACCATTTAATTCAGCTTGTTCCGCTTGTCCATCAGTTAACACTTTATTTTTACATTTTGAATTGGCTTGTTCCGCCAATTTTAATGCTTGATACTTATCTATAGGTGGCTTACTGATTGCATCAATCAATCTCCAACCTTTTTTTATTCTTGCTGTATAAGTTGAATGAGAGATACCATTTTTCAAAGCTATTTCTTTAATGTTTTTCCATCTATTTGCGTTATATCTTGATGGTTTTGTCATTGCAATTTCTTTGTCCCATCCCAAATTTCTAATCCTACGTGTCAGTAATTCATTACTAATTCCATTCTTTGCAGCCGCCTCATATTCTTCTGGAGTTATATAATAATCATATGGATTCCGCATGAGTATCTTCTCCTATTCAATTGTTAGTTAAGTTCTTGAATTTCTTTTAACGATCTATTCGAAACTTCAACACTACGAATCTTAAAACTATAATTCTTACGATATTTTTCACGAATTTTTAACGCCGCTTCTTCTTTCGTTTCAGCTTCACAAAATTCTAATTTAAATCCTGATTCTGTAACAATATCCACCATGTATGTATCTATAAGTGGCTCATAAATAAAATCATGATCTATTGTGATTTGTTCAGTCATTTAGCTCACCTTCTATCGGTGAAAGTGTAATAATCATTTGTTGCTCTAAAACGTTCCCTATCACAGCATTCATCCATAAATTAGGATTCATTTTTCTCATTAAAAATTCGATGACTACAATTAACTCTTCGGTAGATAAGGAAACAAATTCTCCTAAAGGTTCTCGATTGAACCTGCCACCACGTTTTTCAATTGTTAGACCTACTTCGTTGTCAATCACGTACCTTTTTGCAGTTACTAAATCGAATTGACGGACTTTCTCGCGGCCGAACCCTTTTATTAATTCCTTTAGTAGATCATGAATGACACGAAAATCTAACACTTTTACTTTCTGTTCAAGCTGTTCTCTACACTGCTTACATAAAGTCCTTTCCAAACCAGAAATATATATTTTACTCATATCAGACTCAGGAAAAGGATTTTCACATTGATAACACTCTTCTCCAATTACATCTTCAAATGGATTTAGCATGTAAATCGCTCCTATGATTTATATTTGTTTAGCACTTCTTGCAATCTCTCACGCTCTTCATCAATAGATTGTGAGTTTTGCTTTTCGATTTCTTTTTTAGTTGGCTCAACATCTTCACGTAACCAATCTGGAACAATTTCTTTTCTATTTGAACGACCTGGTCCCGAACCATTCAATCGCTTGTTCTTACTCATTTCAAAGCGTCTATCTAATGCAGCAACATCATCTAATGTTTTTACTTTTTGCTTTTCCCAGCTTTTCAAAATGGCCTTAATATAATTCCATTTTGGTTTATTTTCATCAATGGCTTTGTGAGCAGCATGTTTAATTAATTCGCTACCAAACGAATCACAAAACTCTCCTAATTCCGTAATGGCAATTTCACTTAATGGAATTCCTTCACCTTTTAAAAAGTTATAACTAACTTTAAATTCTTCATCGACTAATACATGTGATTTCGATTCTTTATTATCATCATGATAATAATTAGTATTTTGTATATTATTAGTACTTAGTAAAGAATTAGTATTTAGTAGTCGGCATTTTTCCATAGGGTGGTTCGTCCACTCGGTGGTTTCACCATCATGTGGTTCATCCATAGGGTGGCTTTTCCACTCAGTGGTTTCACCACTAGGTGGTTTATCCACCCTATGGTTTTTGGTATCTATGGTTGGTAACTCATAAACAATGGTTTCCCAATGTGAAATTTTCCCTGTTTCCGAATTTTGGATTGGATATCTCTTCAAATACCCTGCCTTTTTCAACTCTTTTAGGGTACTTGTTGTTGTTTTCTCGCTATCCTTGGCATGTTGACTTAATTCAGTAGCATGAAATGTCCAATCATCCGGTAAAGAAAGCATGTAAGCCAATAACCCCTTTGCCCTCCAACTTAAATTTTCATCGCGCAAAGGCGTATTGTGTATAACCGAATAATTTGTATCCTTTTTCACTCGAAAAATACCCATATTTCCTACCTCTCCTATTTCCAAAACATCAATTAATTGTTATAATACGTATTATTATTTTTTCTTTAGGACCCGTTGCAGCGGGTTCTTCTCTTATGCATTCTTGCGAATTCTTTCAACTACTTCTTTTCTGCCACCAACCTTTTCAAGACGATCTGCTACACGAAAAACCTCTGCTCTTTCTGCTTCACGATCACTTTTCTGTTTCTTAAAATACATAGCTGATAACTGCTTTGATATCTCTAAATCTCTTATACTTTGCTTCTGATAAGCGTTATGCAATTCAAGATACAAAGTTTTATTACTTTCCTTATTTGCCTGGTTCATTTGTTTATATAACAGATGCAGATTTTGTATACACTCTCTACGCTCCTCTTCTAATTCCAAAGCCTTTTCTAGATGTTCCGGAAGAACTCGGCTTTCTATTCCCATCATTTAAAGCCTCCCTTTCTAAGCGATCACTTTCATCAAACTTTCGTTCAATGAAAGTACCACCTTTATAAACTCCATACGCAAATATCACTATCCCTAATCCAAAGATACAGACATTCGTTGTACTTTCTACTGTTGTAATATCCATTAGGCTAAAACAAACACCTTTTTAGACTCAATTTCTTGCGCCAATGCTACGTTTAAATACTCTTTAATATTATTCATCGCTTCTAGCTTCCAAGCTCCACCATCGGCTTCAAACAAACCACAACGAGCACCTTCACGCATTCTGAATACAAACCTACTTTCTGGTTGTTCTACTTCTACAAATGTTCTATATGGCATTAACTCAACTGGATTAGGAACTTTCGCCTGCCCTCTTGTAGCAGTTCCTGTTTTTACAGTTACAGCTTGCGATACACCATCATCTTCAATTCCTTTTACCATTTCATCTACAACATTTCCTATCACCTTTAAAATAATGCCACGATGATCATTTTCTACAAATCCTGACTGTAATGCGATATTAAGTTCTTCTCTGTCATAAAAACTATCAAAGTTAAAACGTGGAATAGATGCTTTCGCTTGGATATATGTACTTCTAGCCTTATCTCCATTAACTGCAGTAAAGCAACTTACCGTTGTTGGATTTTCAATATGAATCATTAAAGGCTCTGCAGTATCAAATTCTGATTTCACATAACTTACTAAACCAGATAAACTACGTACTACAACTTCCGCAGGTGTTGGCTCTTGCACAAGATGTAATCGTTGTGTGGAATATGTCTGTTCCCCGATTTTATGTGTTTCAATTGTTCCAATCTCTAATACCTTTTCAATTGCTTCTCTTGTCATAGTCATTTTTATTTCCCCTTTTCTTAATTAGATTTACTTTTCATATAATCGATTACTACTGTTTGTTTATCAGCAGCCTGATTTTGTTCTTTTTCTTCTGCTTCTTCTACAGGTTGTCCAACATCTGTTTTTACATCACCCTGTAGATCCATATAAAACTGTCCCTGGATCCCGGAAGCTAACTCTTGACCAACTAAATTTCCGTTTTGGTCCATATCTAATAGAATCTTAGACTCTACCGCTTCTGTTGGTGCTAGTTTCGAAGTGGCTTGAACCTGACAATTCCATACATCACGTTTTTTATCACCAGCAAACGAAAGTGTTAAAACAATCTTTCTTGCTTTTTTAGGATCAGTATTTAAATCCGCCATATTTTCCATTACACGCTCAAACTCTTGATGAAATCTTTCAGCAAGTGCTCCATCAGCAAATGTATTTAAATCAATCATGACTTCCATTACTTTTCTCACCTAAACCTTTCTTATTAAAATTCAACATCCACTTGAATATCGATGTTCATAGGTAGTTCTTGAGCTACAATAATTGAATTAAGACTCGTTCCTTTTTTAATCAACTTTTGAACTCCTTCTTTTGCGGCATCCTTTGTTTTGTATCCAAAAACATTTGGTGTACTGGATAAACTCGTAACAATTACTAAAATTTGTTGTTGCATGATTGCTCCTCCTACTGAACTTCCGCCATATTTATTTGTGCATTTGTAGCTGTAATTTCTTCTTCTAAAATAATTGGAAGTGAATATTCTTCATTAATGATTTGAATCGCTCTATCCAAATGATGACGTTTAATAGCTTTATAACTACTAATTCCAAACTCTCTATGTAATTGACTATAAATATCGCTATACACTTTTTTTCTAAGGCTAACATCCCTATAAGCATTAGATTCCTTACCACCTAATAGAAGAACACCTAACTTTCTTACAACCTTTGATACTTCATCACATTCGATAGCATATAAAGGGGCGTTTTCTCGTAAATCCTTCACATCGGATTTAATCTCCTGAATTTCCTGGGTATGTCCTTCTAAAGCTTGAAACGTTAACTTTAAAACTCCCATTGGATCTGTAGGTATTTTTTGTTGATTTTGTATATGTTGCTTCATTCGTTTAAACTCTTCAATAAACTTGATTTTCATTTGAACAGCTTCTTTTGTGTTATAACTCATTGCAACTAGCGTGAAAGCTTCTTCTGTTAAGTTATACTTAAGGTATTTTCGCCCACGCTCATTTTCATAATTTGACTCGTGAAAATTTACGAGTGAAAATTCAGGTCCTGCATATTCAATTTGTTTTCTAATATCTTTCAACACATTGTCATGTGTCTTTACAAACATTTCAGCAATCATTAGGCTATCTGTTACTACTTTTCCGTTGTTTTCAAATACTAATGCTTGTTCGTTTGCTACTGTTAAATGATTCATGTTACTTTCCTCCTCTACAAATTCGGAATAACTTTAGTTTTATTCGTATTACGATGCACCAAATGCAATTCATTACTTACTTTTTTAAAAATCAACCAATTATCAGGATTCAAATTGTATGATTTAATATGAATCTTTTCTTTTTTTGTTGGCTTTTTACCATTTTTCAATTAACTCACCTCCCTTCGATCTGAAACCTTACGGTTCATTTCGTATAACTTAGTTTTACTTCTGCGCATTTTTTAACAATTTCATGCCCTTTCATAATTCGTGTTGCTAATAGTACTCCGTTCATGCTTTTCACTCTCCTTAAGATTTATTGACTTAATGGATATATGTAAGTTAACTTGCTTTTATCTACTCACAATCTGATTAAAATGCTTTTCAAGAAACTCTTGCATTCTATCAGCTATAAACAACCACTTTTTCCCTCTAGACTCTGGGTAATAAACAAAACCACCGTTATTAATATCCAATATTTTTTTATAACAAGGTTTGTAAAGAATATTTTGTGTTAACCAACCATAACTATATCCAGTAGCTTTTTTTAAATCCTTCATTTCCCACCATGTTTTTTCTTTTTCCACTTAAAACCCTCCTCAGAATATTGAGATACTCGATATTAATCTATAAAAAAAAGATACTCAATTGGTAATCCTAACTTTTTTTTAATAACTTGCATCTCATAATCCGAAAATGAAAATTTCCCTTTTTCCTTCGCAGAGTATGCGTCTCTATTGATCCCCAATGCAATTGCCATTTCTGCAATCGTGATATCACGTGCCATTCTTTCTCTTTTTAAAATTCGTTTAGGTTTTAAATATTTCTTTCTAATTTCTTCTTTAACAGTCATTGTGTCACCTCCGAATTATCCGATGACCAAATAATATCGCATATCTCGATATTATTCAAGCTATACACAAAAATAATATTACGATGTACAATATTTTTATTGTGTCACGCGTTATTTTAGAGTATACTATCCTTATCGTATCAATGGATGGAGGTCACTTGAAATTGAAAAAAAATATTCTGGGTCCAGCGATCAAATATTTACGTAAATACAGAAGAATGACTCAAAAAGATTTAGAAAAAGTTACTGGTTATAAACAAAGCACCATATCTGGTCATGAAAATAGAAATAGCACACTTGATGAGTTAGATATACAAAATTATGCAAAGGCATTACAGGTAAGTCCCCAAAGTTTCTTTACGATAGCAGAAAAGCTGGAAAAAGGAGAAAGAATTACTGATGATGATGTATCAGGGATTATCACTATAAACAAGGATCAGGAAACAGAAGATGATCCTCATATGGTAATCGCAGCTCACATGGAAGATAATCTAAGCAAAGAAGAACTACAAGAGGTAATGGACTTCATTAATTTTGTTAAAAGTAAAAGAAAATAGGAGCATTTATATGAACAAATTGGAAACACTTATAGCACAATATCCAGAAATAACTTTCAACTTTAATAATGAGATGCCTAATGGGTTAAGTGGACTTTGTGTTGGTAGTGAAATATATATCAATAATAATCTTAATCAAACCATTGCAGAAAAGTACGTAACAGTTAGTGAGGAAATAGCTCACTTTGAGAAAGGCATAGGTAATATAATTAAACAGGAAACTATTACCGAACGTCAGCAAGAATTCCAAGCCCGAAAAATAGGCTGCCTCCGAATTGTTACAATTGATGCTTTAATACTATGCTATGAAAAAGGTATCCAAACACCTTGGGATATAGCAGAAGAACTTGAAGTTACAACGGCTTGTGTTATAGATGCATTTGAATATATCCGGATGACAAAAGGAGTATCTTTTTATCATAAAAATTACTTAGTTCATTTCTTAACTGATACACATATAAACATTCAAAAGTTTTAGTGAATTTTATTTTGAATGGAGGAGAAAAACTTGGCAAGCTTTGAAAAAAGAGCAACTGGTTGGAGGTATCGCGTTTCTTATAAAGATGGAGATAAATACAAAACAAAAACCCAAGGTGGATTCTCGACCAAAAAGGAAGCAGCAATTGCAGCAAGTGAATTAGAAAAAAAAATAAGTCGTGGACATAATTTAAATGCAGAAGATAAACTATTCTCCGAGTATATGAGAGAATGGTTTGAAGTATATAAAAAAGGAAAACATAGTCTATCGCATGAGAAAAACCTTTTACAATCTGTAAAATTAGTCGAAGAACATTTTATTGGTGTCCGTATGAAAGACTTAAATAGAGTTTTATATCAAAACTTTTTAAATGAATTATCTAAAAAACGTGCTAAAATGACCGTCAAGAAAAAACATAACTGCGTTAAAGCATGTATAAAATATGCAATTGAAGATGGAATTTTGCATAGAGACCCTACTTACAAAGCTATCATACATGGAGAGAATGAAACAAAATCAGAAGAATTAAAGTTTATCAATCAAGAAGAGATGAAAAACATAGTGGATGAATTACGCGCAAATTTGACACCACAATACATTTCAAGATATATAATTCTTTTTGCCATAGCCACTGGGGCAAGATTTGGTGAAATAATGGGGATGACATGGGACTGTATAGACTTAGAAGAAAGAACAATTACAATCAATAAGACTTGGGATTATCGTGATAAGAATGACTTTGGTAACACTAAAAATTATCAATCTGTACGTACAATAACAATTGATCAGGAAACAGTGAGTATGTTAAAAGATTTACAAAAACACCAAAAAGAACATGCTCTGAAAACAGGTTTAAGGAATACTAAAAATTTGTGCTTTATTAATAATCAAATGGAAGTTATAACAAATAACGCTGTAAACAAAGTTCTTAAAAAGATTTGCGCAAGGTGCAATGTTAAACCAATAACATGTCATTCATTACGCCATACACATGCATCTATACTCTTATACAATGGCGTTAATATAAAATACATTTCAAGAAGACTTGGCCACAAAGATATTGTAATTACACTACAAACATATTCACATGTCTTAGATGAAATGGAACAAAAGGAATCTAGAATCGTTGATCAAACTATGTTGAATTTGTTCCAATCAGTTATATAA